ATTGATGGCTCTAAAGCGGCTCGTGCAAACCTTTGGCGCATGGCACGTATGTGCAAGTACGTCATTGTCAACCCTGAGATGTTGGTTAACGATGAGAAAGAGTTCTTGGCGCTGAAATGCAACGCCATGGTGATTGACGAAGCAACTATCATTAAGTCACCAAAAGCAAAACGTTCCAAGTTGCTTAAGCGACTTGGTTCCAAGTGTCACTATCGCTTTGCACTAACAGGTCAGCCCATTGAGAACAAGCCAGAAGAATTGTTCTCTATTATGGAGTTTGTTGACAAGACTGTTCTTGGTCGCTTTGACATCTTTGACCGTACCTTCATTCAGCGTGACCATTTCGGTAAACCAGTTCGCTACCGCAACTTAAAGAGTCTGCAAGAAAGCCTGACCGAAGTAATGGTTCGCAAGACCCGTGCTGACATCGCTGACCAACTTCCAAAGGTTGTGCATCAACTCATACCAGTTGTGTTTGACAACGCTGGTGCCAATGCATACCGTGCAATTACTAAAGACCTTGTAAAGGAGATACAAAACGCCATTAGTCAACACGGACGTGGTTTTGATTTGTGGTCTCATTACAACGGGGGAGACAAGGGTGGTGAGGCACAAGGGCAGATTATGTCCCGCCTCACCATTCTTCGTATGCTCTGTGACAACCCAGCGCTTGTGTATGAGTCTGCCCATAACTACCGAACCACTGGTGGCGACACAGGAAGTCTCTATGCAGACAACATCATCAAACTAGGTTGGCTGAGTGAAACAGCAAAGTCACCGAAGTTAGAGTCGGTCATGGAATACATCAAGAACATCTTGGATAGTGATACGACCAGCAAGGTTGTTCTCTTTTCATTCTTTAAACGAAACCTTAAACTCATACAAGAGGCTATGGCGTCAACCACCAACAGCGTGCTGTTCATGGGCGGTATGACCGCCGAAGAGCGAGACGCCGCCAAACAACAGTTTGCTACTGACCCGCATACCCGCCTGTTCTTATCGTCAGACGCTGGGGGTTACGGCGTGGACTTGCCCAACGCCAACTACCTCATCTCTTATGACCTGCCGTGGAGCGCTGGAAAACTGGATCAAAGAGAAGCCCGAATTATCAGGTTGTCTTCAGTACACCCCCATGTTACAGTTGCATCCTTCGTTATGAAGGGATCAATTGAGGAACGTCAATACGAAATGCTTCAGCAGAAGCGAGGTATTAACGAAGCCTTTATTGATGGAAACTACGACAGTCAGGGAAAGTACGAATTAACGATTGGTACCTTGTCTGACTTTTTATCAAACTCGGAGGTATAAACATGGCAACAGTAAAGAGAGAAAAACCGCAAGACTCCATCATTGAGAACTTTGATGAGATGCACCTAGAGCGCCTTGCAGAAGAATTCAAGAAGTCCAAAGAGACTATTGAAATTCTGGAGAAGCGCCACAACGAAATGAAGAAGCAACTTACCGAGGCTGTAACAGTCTTTGGTTACAGTGACGACAAGGGTCACCAATGGCTCAAGGTTGGTTCTTACGAACTAAAGCGTGAGCGCCGTGTTGCTCGTTCATTTGATCTTGCTTCCGCTGAAGCATGGGCTAAAGCAAATGGCTTGTGGGACGAAGTCAAAGAAGTTGTGGAAGTAACCAGTGAAGCCAACCTGCTTCGCCTCGCATGGGAGAATAAGGATTACATGGACACTGTGAGTGCTTTCTACACTGAGAAAGAGACGTGGGCATTTAAAGCATGAGTGACAAAGCCTTGGATATGTTTGGCGAACTGCCTGACTTTCCAGGGAAGCGTGCGCCCAAAAACAGAACAACAACTAAACGTACTAATGACCTTGGTATCAACGACCGACTCAATGGTGCCAAAGGAAAGAGTTTTAAAGTCAATGGTGAAGATAAGTTGTTCTTCAGCATTGGTGAACTTGCTAAAGCGTTGGGACGCCGTCCTGTTACGCTTCGCATGTGGGAATCACGTGGCTGGATACCTAAAGCCACGTACCGTACGCCTAAACCAAAGGGCGTACAAATTCCTGACAAAAGTGTCCAAGGACGTAGGTTATATAGCCTTGAACAGGTAGAGTTCCTGCTTGAAGCGTTGGAGCGATTTCGCCTCAACACGACAAGTCCTCAATGGGACTCATTTAGAAATCACGTAAGAAGCAATTATCCAAAATAAACACACGAAGGAAAAACGATGCCATTCAATGAATTTGAAGACGACGAACAGGAATTTCAACCAGTCGTTCGTAAGAAGCCAGCCCAAGCAACGGGCAATGTAGAAATCACACGCAATCCACGCCCATCAATCGTTCTTGAAGAAGACGGCGAAGCCTCACCAAAAGCACGCCGTGTTGTTCGCAGTGGTTGGAGCGGTGTTGATTCCGTAAAGACTGGAAACAGTGACTATGCTGTCCGTCTTAAGTTGACCGAAGACACTCAGATCATCCGCTTCATCGGTGATGCCCCATACGCTTCGTATGGTCAGCACTGGCTTGAGCGCTCTGGTCAGAAGTCATTCGTTTGCATTGGTGAGGACTGCCCACTTTGCAAGGCAGGCAATCGCCCATCCAAGCGACACAACTTTAACGTTGCTCTGCTAACCGAAGGTGAAGAGCCAGCGCTCCGTTCACTTGAAGTTGGCCCACGAGTAATTGACCAATTGAAGAACTTCCACAACTCAGATCGTACTGGTCCATTGGACAAGCACTACTGGGCAATCTCACGCACAGGTAAGGGCGCAACATCGTCCACTTTGCTTCAGATGGTTAAAGCATCAGATCTTGAGGAGTGGGGCTTGTCCGCACTTACCGCAGATCAACTTGCAGAGTTCTCAGAAACTGCTTACACAGAAGAGATCATTCAGGTCCCTTCCAAGCGTGACTTGATGCAGATCGCATCAGAAGAACTCGGCTTTAACAACTAAGCCGTGACAACTATTAAAGATAATGACATGGGGCGCTTAGCGCCCCATGTTGTGTCTACCACCGAGGAACTACATGAAATCGTCTCCATTATCCAAGGCACTGGTGCTTTTGCATTTGACCTTGAAACCCGTGGAGTCCTTGATCGCCATCCCGACCTTCTTGAGCACATTGAAGCGGAATGGAAAGCGCACGTCTCAAAACTAAAGAGCGCTTCACCAGACATTGCTCGTAAAGCACGAGAGAAGATAGAAGGTGACTATCGCAAGATGCTGGCGCTTGACCCATTGCGCAATGAGGTGTTTTGGATTGGTATCGCTACTAAAGGACAGTCGTGGGCAATCCCTATGGGTCACAGCCATGGCACTATCTTGGTGCCTGAAGAGATTGGTGATGGTAGTACCGTACCACCTGAGGGTTACCGTAAGGTTCTCAAGAACGGTCAAGAGTCCACTGCTAAAGCCAAGTATCACATTCCAGCGCAGTACTCACCAGTACCTGAACAACTGTCTCGTTCTGTTGTACTAGAGATCCTACGTCCGCTGTTCTTTAGTGACCTCATTAAAGTAGGGCACAACGTAAAGTTTGACGCTCGTTCTTTAAGCAAGTACTACGGCACCGTACCTGATGGTCCGTACCGTGACACGATGCTGTTACAACATGCCATTAACGAGAACATGATGTCGTACTCGTTAGAGAGTTTGATTCAACAGAACTATGACAAGCACAACGCATACTTCCGTGAAGGTAAGTTGGGCAAGATCATTGATGAGGTGCCATTTGACGTAGCGGCTCGCTATGTACACCTTGATGCTCGTTGGACTTGGATGCTCTACGAGCGCCTATCCAGTTATCTAAAGCACCACAACGACCTACAGCGTGTAGTGGTACAGGACTCAGAAGTGCTTCGTGTGCTCATGCTCATGGAGAACGAAGGTATCCCTGTTGACCAATACCGTCTTAAGAGTCTCGGTAACGAGTTAGATGGCAAAATGCGTGAGATTCTCTTGGAGTTGTCCAAGTACGCACCTGTTGGGTTCAACCCAGACTCCACCAAGCACAAGCAAGCATTCTTGTTCAACAAGAAGCGTGAGGGCGGGCTAGGACTAAAACCGTTTAAAGAAACTAAGAATGGCGCACCATCAGTTGATGAAGAGTCACTAAAGCGACTTGAGTCAAAGCACCCAGCCATTACGTTGCTCTTGCAATGGTCAGAAACGCAGAAACTTAAATCAACATATGTTGATGGATTGTTGCCTAAGTTGTCTAAGGGGCGCTTGCATCCTTCATTCAACCTGCACCGAACTGCAACAGGTCGTTTGTCATCATCTAACCCGAACCTACAGAACATCCCACGAGAGTCCAGTATCCGTAGTTTGTTTACAGCCCCTAATGGCTACACCATGATGGTGGCTGACTACGACCAAATTGAACTCCGAGTGATGGCAATGTTCTCTAAGGATCCTGAGTTAATTCACATTTTTAATAACAACATTGACATTCACGCTGGTGCGGCGGCTCTACTGTTTGGCAAGGACGTTACCGAAGTAACCGATGACGAACGTCAGATTGGTAAAGGTGTGAACTTCTTGACCGCTTACGGCGGTGGCTACATGAAACTGGCTCGCACCACAGGGATCCCTGAAGAGCGTGCCAAGTACATGATCAACCGCTACTACGAGCAATTCTCAGGCTTGACCCAGTGGAAGCGTCATGTGGTGTCCCAAGCCCGTGCCAAAGGCTATGTAACGACTCTGACAGGTCGTAGGCGCCATTTGCCCGATATTAAGTCCACAGACGATGAGAAGCGCTCCAGAGCAGAGAGACAGGCTGTTAACGCAGTGGTACAAGGCAGTGCGGCTGACATCTGCAAGATTGCCATGATTGATATTGAAAAAGCCCTACGAGGAACTGATACTAGGATGTTGGTTCAGGTTCATGACGAAATCGTGACCGCAGTACCAGAAGACTCATGGGAGGCAATCATGCCACGATTTATGGAAGCAATGGGTGACGGCGTCATCCTCAAGGGCGTACCGCTACGAGTGTCATGCAATGTCGCTCATAACTGGGCGGATGCTAAGTGATGACCGACATAGATCGGCGTAACTTTTATTTAATGCTGTCAGTTCCTGATGGGCAAGGGTACGCCGAGACTATGGGCTTCTCACCACCTTCCGAAGACGTGCGAGAGGTTGAATACGCAGACATCCTGTCACGCTGGGGTGTCTTCTTGGCAACTGAGGTTTACAACGAAATATTAGAAGGAGCAAATTGGTTTGCTGATTTCCTAGAGAAGTCCGATAAACTAATTTCCCCTAAAGACGAGATCACTTCGGTGTTGACTGTCTTTGGCATGGCTGTAGTAAACAAACTTGCTGAGTCTGAGAAAGTGTTAATCATGTTGGACGATGTACTTTACGGAGAAGAGTATGAGTGATTGGTGGAGCAAAAAGATCGCAGGAGAGAAGCCAGCGCCTACACGGACAACAGCAACCCCACCTACTACTCCTCCTTTGCGTTTCCCTGCACCACAACAACAAACTGCTCCGCAGGTGCATCAAACAGCGCATAACCAAAATGTTCTAGATCCAAACCGTGCACCTACAGAACAAATCTCTATGGGTGAAGCATTGCGTTTGTGGAAGGGTGGTGAAGCCGCTCGTAAAGAAGGTGACGCCACTTGTCCAGAATGCGGAAGTATTTATGTATTTAGTCGTGTTGGGCGTGGTTCCAACAGTATGATCAACGGAGCACAGCCAGCCCCACGTTGTTACTCGTGTGGTTGGAACGGAAGATATTCACAAGCAGATCAATCCAACTGGGGAGTATAAATGTCAGACTACGAGTCGCTCAATTCAATCATCAATGCGATGAACAAGAAGTATGGCGATGGAGCCATCGTCAAAGGTAGTGAGGTTCGTGAACTCATGCCACGCATCACTACAGGTATTCTTGCGTACGACCTCATGCTTGGTGGAGGTTGGCCCGCTAACCAATGGAGTGAAATCATTGGTGAAGAGTCCTCGGGTAAGACTGCTCTTGCTTACAAAACCATTGCGGCTAATCAAGCGCTTGACCCAGAGTTCACAGCACTTTGGATTGCGGCTGAAGAGTATGTACCTGATTATGCCAAGAGCATCGGCGTAGACCTTGAACGATTGTGGGTTGTTGAATCCAACATCATGGAACAGGTGTACGACCTTGTTATCAAGACACTGGACAACCGTGCTGTTGACATGATTGTAATTGACTCACTGCCCGCACTAGTACCAAGTGATGAGTCAGAAAAGATGATGGAAGAGTTCACTGTAGGTCTCGGTGCTCGCCTTACAGGAAAGTTCTTCCGCAAGTCTTCTAAGTCACAGAAGCGCTCATTGATTCATGACGAGCGCCAGTGCACAGGCATCATGATTAACCAGTGGCGTGAGAAGATCGGCGTCATGTGGGGAGACAATCGCACGACCCCAGGTGGTAAGGCTAAGAACTTCCACTACTTCTGCCGTGTTGAAGTAAAGCGTGACGAGTGGATTAAAGCCAAGGACGAGACTGTTGGTCAAACCATCAAGGCTCGTACCATGAAGAACAAGACCTATCGTCCACAGCAAGTTGCGGTAGTTGATTACTACTTCGCAGACACCACAGGCTTCAACCGTGGCGACTACGACACCACTAAAGACGTTGTCAACATCGCCATTGCGTATGAGTTGATTACTCGTGCTGGCGCTTACTACTCGTACGGCGATCAGAAGTGGCAAGGCAAAGACGGTGTGCTCCAAGCAGTTCGTGAAGACGCAGACCTCCGAGACAAGATCACTAAAGAAGTATTTACAAAGTTTGGTCTTGAATGATCCTTGGCGGAGACGACCGCAAAGCCATCAACAAGACTTCCAAGAAGCAGGAACAGCGAAGCGCTAAGACCTACAAAGGAAGTCGTAATGCTGGATCAGGTTCAGGTTGGTTACGGAAGAATGACGTCCGCACTAGCGAGATCTTGATTGAAAACAAGTTCACTACAAACGCCAAGCAGATCACACTCAAGCACAAAGACTTGTCAGAACTGGTGGAGCGTGCCATATTAGAAGACCGCCTTCCAGTCTTACAATTTGATTTAAATAACAGACGGTATGTGGTTTTAACAGAAGACGATTTCATAGAGATGACAGGACAACACCATGGCACTTACAGGAATATAAAAAGGCACTCACCAGTAAAGGCAAGGTGCTTCCTATTGTGCAGGCTCAGTTAATTAAAGAGCGCTTGTCATCTACACGAGACACCGCTCACCTGCACCCAAGCGAGATCGCTAAGAAGGACTGGTGCCCTCGTTCGTCTTGGTACACCATCAAGGGATACGAGAAAGAAGACGAAAAGTTTGCGTTCCAGCGCTTGAACGTCTTTGCAGAAGGTCATGCGATCCACGCTAAATGGCAAGGGTGGCTCCGTGATGCTGGTGTGCTTCATGGTACGTGGCAATGCAAGAGCGATATTTGTGGTCACAAATGGGTGGGATTGAGTCCACAAAAATGTCCATCATGTGGAACCCCTGGTCCTATCTACCGTGAGGTGCCTGTAACCAACGAGCAGTTCCATATCCTCGGTCATGCTGACGGGATCGTTAACAATGGTAAAGACAAGCCGTTCCTTATTGAGATTAAGAGTGTTGGTGCTGGCACGATTCGTTTTGAAAACTATGAATTGTTTAAAGACTCTGATGGTAATCCCGATGAAATGTGGAAGCGCATTCGTCAGCCATTTCAGTCCCATGTCCGTCAAGCCATGTTGTACATGTACTGCACAGGTATTGACACCATGGTGTTTATCTATGAGTGGAAAGCCACCCAAGAAGTAAAAGAGTTTGTGGTGCAGTTCCAGCAGGAACTAGTTGACCCAATTCTCAGCGCTTGCGAAACTGTAGTTCGGGCGCTAGATTCTTCAGTCCCACCCATGCGTCCAGCGTGGGTAACAGACTCAGAACATAAAACATGCAAACAATGCCCATACAAAAACACATGCTGGAAGGAAAACGATGAGAACAATACTGCGCCCAGAACCGATGACACTAACAAAGCCACAGAACGA